TGCACGTTTTGCAGAATACTCATCCATCTTCATTGCCTTATTGCCAACTTGAACATCGGCAAATCCTTGGGTGTCACCGATCTCACCAGCGGCGAGGGACATAGCAACTGCGAGAACATCATTTGATTCCATAACAAATTCTTCTTTCTTAAGTTTCTTTGTCTGTTCGGATGCTTTCTTTTTGAAGTCACTCAGACGTGCCTTCATCAAAGTATCCATCTCTTTGGTCTTTGATTGCATCTTGCCTTTAGCTTCATCGCGCTTTTTCTGAAGCTCTTTTTGACGCCCAAGTTTTTTCTGCTGCTGAATTTGCTTTTGGGCACGCTCAGTTTCAGTAGGCGCTTCTGTTAAATGTTTAAGTTCCTCAGACATTTTTCTTTTGCGATTCAATAAGACACGTGATACAAGTTTGCGACCAGCTTTGGTCCGACCGTCGTACTTACGGTCGTTGTTCTTTTTATATTTAGTACGAGAACGTTTTCCAACGATGACGTGAGTAGGAGGCAGAGCAACTCTGCTGCCATCGCCAGCGGAATTTACAGGTGCTTCCTCGTTAATCATAGCAGGTCTAGTTCTTCTAATGTATATGTATCGAAGTAGGGATCGTCAAGTTCCTCTGGAAGAAAATTGAGGTACTTGAGAAATGATTTTAAAATACCCCAGTGTTGTCTCTCAACTTTATGAAACAACATTGGAGTAGATGCATCACCAAAAATATTATACAATACGATGATGTGATTTAAGATCAAGTGAGTCTTTAATTCACCTGTCTTGGTATATCTCTTAAACAAACGCTTAATATATTTAAAACGTTTCAAATCCTCAAGGAAGTCATCATACGTGATTCCTTGAGGATTCTCGTAATGCTTTGACGCAAATAAGAGGAAGTTTTCATCATTTAAAAATTCAAATTTCATCCTCTAATTCATCACGCAAAGGTTAGACTACCAACATCAGAGATAACTTCTTCAGCACCAGACGCCGAAGTGATCTTCACGCGATACTCAGTAGCGTCCAGGTCTGCCTTATCAGCAGCTGTGATTGTCAGAGCAATTGGAGCACCAGAGGCGGAGGTGCCAGAACCCGTAGCTCCATAGACGCCGCCATCCAGGGTTGCTGTGATGTTGGTGAAGCGAGTGGAACCAGTAGATCTACGCTGCCACTGGTAGGTCAGTTGAGCACCATCGCTGGAAGCAGCGGTGACGGTGAGATCCGAACCAGTGTAAGGATCGGAGACACCAGTCACATCAGCAAGGTTGATGCTGAAGGTAATGGTGGTAGTAACGTCAGCAACAGTTGCATCGTCTGCCTGGGTCTCAGGACCCTGAGGATCAGCGAGAGCAACCAGTTTCTCTGCCTTGTGACGAGTGGCACCAGAGGTGTCGGTATAGGTGAAATATGTCCACCAACCAGGACCATCAATACCACGGGAGCGGTTTTCTTCCAGAAGCGCTTCAGCTTCATCCACAAACAGAACCACTTCGCCGCTAGTATCAGCAGACAGGGTGGACTCTACTTTAGTGACGTTAGCTGCGCTATCAGTGTTTCCGTAAAGTGACATCTTACTAAACTGTTTTTAAGTATTTATAAATCAGAGAGTGGGAAGACCTTTGATACTATCACGAGTGACAGTGCCCTCTTTCTTACCCTTGTAATCGACAGCACCTGTCATAACACCGTGATTTTTTTCGAGACCACGACGTATCAGAACTTCGTGCTGTGCACGAAGTTGAGCATTGTGAGCATCAACTTGATCAGCTGTCATATTCTCAATCCACTCACCAGTATTGATGAGAGCTCTGGCAACTGCAGGTTTGTAGCAATCTTTCGGGTCATCAACAACAAATCTGATATCCATATCAGATGTAAAACCGCTACCATCGCCACCCATACCCATTTCTACATCGAGGAGGTCACCCTTGGTCGTAATAATGACACGGAAGGAAGCACCATTATTATTAGGAATGTCGTTGCCATCCGCATCGATCAGTTGAACCTTAGGCACCACACCTTTTCTATACTTGCCAGGTTCTAAAACACGGACGGTATCAATCGTTCCAAGAATATCAGGATTACCTTGGAAGTATTTGATAGTGCCATCTCTCTGCGGAACAGCAGTAATAAATGCCTGCTCTTCCCTTTCCACTAATTGTGGTTTCCAATTGTTTGCGTCAACGCCCATTGGTCTTGATAAAACTACGGTCTTGAGTTATTTATAAAAAAACAAGGGTGCGGTTATGCACCCCTGTTATCAGCGAGCTTTAATAGCATCAGCAACGGTCTCTAAAAGTCTATCGTCCATATCAGTTTTGGTCAGTTTAACTGCCTTACCGAGGATGACCAGACAAATTTCGATCAGTTTTTCGCCAAGTTCTTCGTTCTCGGGAATCTTAGCAACAGCATCGGAGATAATTTTCGATGCGAGAGGGAGTAAAAAGGAGAGCATAGTAATAGAGCTGTAACAGCTCTACTATTTAGATCACTTCTTCATCTTCTTTCCGATTGCCTTCGCAATTGCCTTGCGACGGTTGTGCAAATACTTGTCGGACTTGTCCACGTCACCATCGTTATCGATGTCGGCATCTGCCTTCCCAACGGGATCGAGTTTCTTCTCTGCGATCTCTTCACCTTCGGGTTCGTAACCAGATTTCACACAGTTGTTGACTTCTTTGCCACCCTTGACCTTAGTTCCTTTCTTCTTATAACCTTTCCAGCAAGATGTGAAACCATTGTCATCCTTGCCATCCATTTTGACTTCAACGAGATCATATTCTTCTCCATCAATTTCAAGAGAGTACTCACTTTCGGTGGATTCTTTCTTTACACGCTTTTTCTTAAGCTTGACTTCTTTAGGATCATCAGAGTCGTCATTAATCTCAGGCATAATCTCCACTTCGGAAGTTGCCTCAGGTGCGAACTCAAGTGCCTCGTCAAGGAATTGCTTGAATGTTTTCATCTTACTTAGTAGTCGTAGTAGTATTTATAGAATAGAATGCTCTTGAAGATCTTTAACCCAAGACCTAAAGATATTATTATCCTCATCCAAAGCAATGACGTAGTTAGGACCGCGACGAATAACTTTACCAGTCTTTCCGTTGTTTATATTCTTTACCCAGTCACCTTCGGAAAAAATTATATCTTTTCTATAATCTTCTTGAACTTCTTTTTCAAATCTCTCTTGAATATTCTGTCTGAATTGACGGAAAGATTTCATTAGCAGTTCCAAGCGCGAAGGGATTTGTTGATACGAGAATCGGGATCTGATGCTGTCTTCTTTGAAGTTAGCTTCTTTTTCATACCTTTCATTCTAGCACAGAATGACTTTCTCCTGGGATTTCCAACCTTCTTCGATGGTGCTTTAAGGTCAGATCCAGGATTTTCTCTTTCATAAGACTTGCGTCCCTTTTCATTGAGTCCACCAGAGGCAGACTTACCCGACTTTTTTGTCCAGGCAGCTCCTTCATCCAATCCCAACTCCCCTCGCTTTTCAACAAGATCGGGGTGGGGGGCATACAAAGGTCCCTGATAATTTCCAGAGAATTCTTCTTTTTTGTTGTGTTGCTTCCAGGCTGTAGCATATGCAATTGACTTTTCTTTATCGGTCAATTTGCCATCCTTGGAATAACCTTTCTTGATGTGCTTCACCATTCTTTCTGCTTTGGCAGACGGAGGTGCAACTTCAGAAATAGTCTCTTCTTCGACGATGCCCGCTTCTTTTGCAGCAGCTTCTTTCTCTGCATCGGAAGCATCCTCTACTGTGTACTTGTCCCAAGCAGCAGGACCGTATCCACAGACAGAACGCTTCTCGCGCTTACCACAAAGGCGACAATATTTTTCTTCGTTCTTACCGCAGCTTTCAAGCACGGTAGATCTAAATTCTGATAGACTTTTCATTTGAAGTTAGATGGTAAAGCATCAGCAATTTCCTTCATTAACTTACGGCATTCAGTGTCACTGAGGGCACTAGGAATACCAGATCGAAAGGTAGCAAAGTCGTCAGCAAATGCTGCTCTTCGCATCTTTGTTCCAGAGATGGCAAACGTATCTCCGTCTGCATCACGGTTACCAGAGGAAACCACGTCTAATTTGCGAAAGAAATATTCTTTACCATTATATTTATGAATCCATTGAAACGCAGCTACTCTATCCGAACCAACAACTAACGTAGCATCATCATATCCAGCTGCCTGTATCTCTTGTAGGCATTCGATCACATCTTTCTTAGCACCAATAATGTTCCTGGCATATTGCCTGAACATTTTTTTCATATAAGAAACCTTATTTTCTGGGCGAAGTGGATTCTTACCCTTAGCATCATAAGATTGAGAAGTATAAATCCTCCAATCACAAGAACCAGCTGCATTTTTAACTCCCTGAATATTTTCTTGGTGACCTATTGTAGGTGGTTGAAATCTCCCGAAGGTGAAATAGCAACACTTGTAAATGTGGTCTACCGCCATTGTTTTTGGATAGTAAAGTTGTTATAAGCAAACTCGATACGGTTGACCAACTTAATCATATCACCGTTCTGGTGCAAGACATATCCTTCTGGAGTGGTAACCTTATACCCCTTATCAGTTTGAACAAAAGTCCTAAACTGTTCGAGGTGATCTAGTTTATCTATAATAAACTTCTTGGCAATTTGAATCTCCTTGTAAAGGGCGAGCATCGCTTGGAACTTCCGTTCGTTAGTATCCAGGTATGCCTCAGACTCATAGACTAGTTTGCGCTTAGCAGTCAGGTTCTTTTCTGTCTTAATCTTACTCAGTTCTTTCTTCATCTTCTCGTGATAGAAAATGATTAGAGCATCTAAGGTGCGACGCACATTCGTGACAACACGACCTTCGCGAATTTCATTATTAAAGAACTGCTTCAGTAGACTAGCAACGTGGAATTTTTTATCACCGCTAGTACCAGTATTCAGAACTAAATTGTCAAGGAAGTCTCCACAGATTTGACACATCCTCTCAATCTTTTTGATGTGATTTCCAAACTGTTTAATCTCACCATCCGTTAGAGTGACATCATTGACAGCAGTATCATTAGAAATTACAAGGACATTACGCGAATCTCTAAACGTATGAATTGGAGCACCTGCTCGAGCTTGCATTGAAGCAAGATCTCCACCAGTGTAATGAGTGTGGAAAACGACTCCAATCTTGGCAGCTTTTGCTTTGACACCAATCGGATGATCTGTTGGAATTCCGTAGGTAATAGTATTAGGACGGAAGGTATAAAGTTTTTCTTTATCGACAGTCTCGGTATTAAGAGTGCTGTCTGTAAACAGCAAGTCTCCTTGAATGATTCCTTTGATACCTAATTCTTTAAAGTATTTGAGCGAGAACTTAAGTTTTTCTGCAAGGTCTCCCTCATAGTACATATCAACATCTTCATCACTAGTACACAACTTAGGAGTCTTTGCAAACACAGACTTAGTGCCGACAAAGAACATTCCACTAACGGGATCTGTACCACAAACAACAGAAGGAGCACCATCCCACTTGGTTTGCATAAACCCACGAGACTCCGATTTCTTACCCAGCATTGCTAGTAGTTCCTCCAGAAAAGATACCGCTGCCATACAACCCTCAACACCATAGTTGAGCATTTCGTCTTCAATGTGCTCAAGGTGCTTGAGCTGTTTTACGTTAGCCATCTTCGTAGTCTTTGCGTCCAGTCTCCGTAGTTGCTGCCGAGAAATCGAGTTCATCAGCAAACTTATAACCCGATTGTAATTTGTCTGGATAAATTTTGCCACCTGATGTATCACGGATGTTGAATTTGAATTCGATCTCTGGTGTGTATACAGTCATATTAACACGCTTGCCCGTTCCCGTCTGCCCTCCGTATGCCACATCCACACCTGTCACACCGTTAGCGACACGATCGACAAAAGCTTGTGTCATCTCAAATTGTTTAATCTTATTGCCACGTTGCTTATGACAATAGTGATACCCATATCCAATAGATCCTCGGATCATCGACTTAAGTAAGACGGGATCGTAAGGAGCATTGGTAACAACAATCCCACTGGTTACTTCTCCACGAGCTGCCTCTTGGAAAATTTTACAGAACAATAGATTATCTATCCCAAAAGTTTTTAAGATAGCAATACCAGTTGGATCTGTAATAGACCCAGACTCTATCTGAGTCTTCGACAGTGTTCTAGAAACACCTAGATTAGATAGGGTCGTAGTTCCACTGGTTTTCAGCGAAAGATATATCGTCTTCTCTTTATTGCCACACTTAGTCTCCAACGTAATATCAGTAACAACAGATCCTATATCATAATTATCACTGGTAGCAGTGCCAATCTTCCAACTATTACCAACAATCGACATTGGTCTTTTCTTGTTCGCCTCACCTTCTGCTTTGATATTGACAATAGTACAATCTTCAAGATCGTAATGCTTGACTATAGCAGCAGCAAATGATTGAAAAGGACCAGCAGGAATTTCACCCTCTTCTTTCCAGTTATACAAATACTGCGCAAGTTCTCGTTCAAACAGACCGCCAGCGTTCGCAGCGCCTCGCTGACCACGAGAACCATCTCCAAAACTTAAAGTAAGTCCTGAGGTAGATAATTTAAATGTCTTTTTAATTTCAGCAAGAGTATAGTCGTCTTTGAGAGCTCTTGCAATTTTTACTTGATTTGGTTTGGTTGCATCAAAAGCAAGTGGATCTGGTAATCTATCGCTAGTAAGTCCAGTCCACAAACGATTGATTGCTGATGCTTTGGTTGTGTTGGAGGGGTGAAGTCTTTTGGACAGGGCACGAACCTCCTGCGATGTTTTAGGTAGTTGGTTATATGCCATAAAAAAACCCTCCGACGTATTTATCGGAAGGTCTTTATTATATCAGAGGTGTCCGTTCTCTTCAAGCCATTTACGTGTCAGAGGAGTCGGTTCATAATCTGTCCACATTGTGCCACGAGAACAAGAATCCAGAGCACGTTGCGTCATTCCCTCTGTCTTGCCTGCCCACGTTGCCTCTGCTTCCCAGGGGACCGCTGAGGCGGGATAGGTGCGCTCTACCATTTCACGCCAGATAGGAGGAACTGATTCTTCTGGTTTGATAATAGCAATCATATTATTTTTAATACTACCCGCCATACAATCTTGTGCAGCGTGCCATCCTTCGTGACGAACAACACTCATTAATACAGAAGGGCGATGAACAAATGTCTTGTTCAAATAAAAATGATTGCTAACAGTGTGGTATACACCTCGGTGACCAGGAGGGAAATACTTTTCATCAGCAAGATAAACGTTAACTCCTATCTTCCCAAAGGAATCCATAATTCGGTCAAACTCTTCGGAAACAGGACTCCAATTAGACTTGGGAAATGCTTTCCGAAGATCGCTGGAACTAGAAATACGATCAACGCCTTTTGTGCACTCTTTCAGCAACATACATCCCATAGCATCCATCGTGTACCAACCTTTGGTGGGTGCAGACATTGCTGGAGCTAAAAATCCGTGAAGTGCACCTAAGAGTGCACCAGCGATGATGGCATCTTTCATTGTGATTTTTCGTAGTGTTGATCAAGTTTGGTATCGAGTTGTTCGATTACTTCTCGAATCTTAACGATACGCAGAGGACAGCAAGTATCATCTGTAGTGAAACCATTCTGTTCTGCAATCAATGCCTGCAGAACAGATACTGCCATTTCGGGGGAGAGTTCAAGTTGGATCATCAGATATCACCTTCTTGACGGTTTTCGGAAAAGTACACATCAAAGGTACCTTCGGGATAACGAGAAAGAAGTTTGATCATATTCTGTGTCAGAACGTGATCGAGAGAAATGTCAAGGGCAATACAAGCTTGAGCAACATACCACATCACGTCTCCGAGTTCTTTGATCATATGCAGTTTGGCATCTGCAGTAAGTTCTTTACCTTGGAAAGCAATCTTCTTGATGATCTCGGTGAACTCACCACCTTCGGCACTGATACCGATAGCAGCAGTAAGAAGACGGGAAATAGGAACGCCTTGATCTTCTAGATCATTGATACGACGAATAAATTCATCGTTACGTTGAGAGGGAAAACTAGTAACTTCATTCACAAATTGAGCGTACTT